GAAAAGCCTCAATAAAAGAATTCGGCAAATCGATGCTTAAGATGATTATCGAGGTGACAAACCGACTGATGGTTGCCTATGCGGTGCAGGCTGCGATGGGCTGGATAAGCGGTGGCAGTGGTGGTGGCAGTACGCCTGGTGGTGCATATGCAAACGCCGCTGCTGGGGTAACCTTCAACGCTAAAGGTGGCGTCTATGATTCCCCAGGTCTCAGTAAATATGTTAACGGTGTTTACGATACGCCTCAGTATTTCACCTTCCAGGGCGCATCGAAGTTTGCGAAAGGCGGTGTTTTCGCAGAGGCTGGTGAAGAAGCTATCATGCCGCTAACTCGGGATTCTGCCGGGCGGTTGGGTGTACGTGCCCAAGGCGGAGGCAGTATGGCCCCGGTTATCAACACCACGGTTAACGTCGATGCTGGTGGTTCCGTAACAACCCAAACATCCAGTTCTGGAGATGCTATGGGGCGCGCACTTGCTAATGAAATGCAGAACGCTGCGTTGCAAGTAATACAGAAGCAACTTAAGCCTGGTGGCATAATTTACAACTTCAATAAAGGACGGTAGCGATTTACCTACCCCTTAGATATGATGGCAAAGTCATATATTTATGGAGGTTGTCATGGAACGCAATGGGTGGGAAGAGCTTGGTCCATTTAACCTAAGCATTTCTGGTTATAACAAGGAGGAAGATGCAAGAAAGGTTGGGGATAATGTTGGAGAAATTATAAGAGCATTATCTAAGTTCATTGATCCTAGCTATCTTGATGGTGTCACCATAAGCTATTTTTACGAAAATGCTCTTCTTTCCTTGGATCGCGGCATTGAAACCGATACTAAGTTGCAACCTTCATCGGGGGAAGTTGTTGGTGTTGCAATGACGCCAATGGTTTTGCGCAACGGAACGGTAAAAAGTCATATTGTTCTTAATGCGGCTTTTATCGAGGGCATTCTTGACAATGACCTTCGTGGTGATGCATTCCAGCAATCCCTTGCCATCATTGCTCATGAGTGCGGTCATGTCTCCAATTGTGGCGCGCTAGATAGGTCATTTCCTGGTAGAGCCCTAAATCATAGATATTCTGATATCCATGAAAATCTTCGTGGTGAATGTTGGTTGTCAGTCATTGAAGAGTATTGTGCCACAAGGATTACCGGCACAATTGGTTTTGATAATAACAAGCTATATGAAGAAACGTTCATTGGTTGCGCTGAAAAATTACGCACTAATATTTTCAACGCAAAATTTGAATATAGGTTTCATCGTAATGTAGATAAGGTTTTGAAAGAGGTTTATGATTTAATTC